TGAAGATAGGCGTTTATTGGGTCACTGTTTTTCACGCACAAGATGATTTATTCATGTTTGCTGATGGAAAGAAATTTCCTCTTGGCAAACCTGTTTATAAATTTGAAAGTGATGATATAGCAGTGTACCATATGAAGGCTGAACCTCAAGGTATAAAATCTATAGCTGCTGGGATACATGATAAGGACACCAATTTTGTTTAATTGGTTGGCTTCCTAAGTCAACAGGTGGTGCTGAATTTTTCATAAGTCCTACTGGTCTTGATGCTAATGGTTTTGGCCAAGCATCTTCTGCTCCTGGAGTGTGTGGTTCTCCATACATTTCCACCGCTTCCTGCCGAGTCGTTGGCATTCATCGAGCTGGTGGCACTGGTGTGACATGTGCTGCTCTCTTTTCTGACAAGGTTATGGGTGTTCTTTACCCATCAAGCCTTGTTGGAAAATCAAAAAACTAATTTCCCTCCTTATGGGTACATCGCCACCCTTTGGTCATGTTGAATCAACAATGGCGAATTTTGATTTATTTTCTCATAAGGAGGAGAAAAAATTTTTGGATATTGCACCGGAGAGTTCCTTATTTCTCCATACAAAAAATTTTGATACTTATCGTGAAGATGATTATATTGATTATCGTATAGTCTCATTTCTTAAAGAGAATCCACAGTCCGATTGGTGGTATGATTGGGATGCTGTTCTTGATGGTTCTTTTGAGCTCCCATATGGTCATGTTCGTTTTAATGATCATGCGTGGGAACAGGGTTTGAAAAAATATTTTCCTGTTCGTTCCTCAGTTGCTATGTATGAAGATGTTTTGGATAAATGTTTTATCTGGGTTGATAAACATTTTGGTCCTTTCATGATGAATTCTCGAGTTTTGGATCTTGAATCTGTTTTGGGGGAAGCTAACCGCGATGCAAGTTGTGGTTTTCCACTTAGACGGTATTGGAGTTTCAAAGGAGAAGCTATGGATGATACTCGTTTTATTACATTTATAAATCAATATTGGGATAGGATATCTTTACCATTCTCTGAGGCTGTTGTTTATACAGCTTCATTGAAAGGCGAATTTAGACCCCGAGAAAAGATTAAAATGGATAAGACTAGAGTTTTTTCCGCTGGCCCTATTGAGGATTCTATTGTTGGAGCTAGATTGTTTACTGATCAGAGAGATAAACTCCAGAGTTCTTTGTTTTCGACTCAATCTGCGATTGGTGTACGACAAACCAATTTGGATTTTCATAGGTTATATATGAGATTGAGAGAATTTGATGAGTGTGCTATGTTAGATGCAAACAACTGGGATGGTTCCATACTTGCTGAGCTTATGATAAGGGTAGCCGTTCTCCGTTTTAAGTGGCTATCCCGTTCATATCGAACAACTGAAAATTGGTGGAGAATAATGAATGTGTACAGAAATGCCATATTTAATTATTTGATGTTTCCTAATGGACTCATATACCAAACTGATGGAGGTATGCCTTCTGGCTTTTGCCTCACAGCTGATGATAATACGTTGATACATTTTGCTGTCCGTTCTTTTGTTGCTATTCAATCTGGTTTGGAATATGATGACATGATGGATAATTCATGTGCTTTTTTATATGGTGATGATGTAACATTTTCATTTGATAAACGGGTGGGCCATCTTGTGGGCCCTGAGAGGTGTATACGGGAAGCACGGAAAATTGATATAGTGTATGAACCCTCTGATTGTGATTGGGATTCCTTGGTTTTTCTTCAACATACATTTGTGAAAGTTATTTATAACTATCAGGAATTTTATGTTGGAGTTCGTGATGCGATACCGATTCTTTGTGGCTGGCTTCAAGGAGGTGATCACTCCTGGGAAAGAGCTGTTGAAAGGAGTAGTTCTTATAGAATTCAAGCATTTTTTCATCCGATATTGTTTAATTTGATTACTGAATTCATGTTATCTACTCTTAACGACAATGATCGTAAGAATCTGAAAAAACTTCGAGGTTGTTTAGTATCCCAAAGTGAGTTAGAAGAGTTGTATTTTTGCGCTGATTCTGTGTGGTATTTGGAACGCGGTCCGGATAACGATATAAACGCGTTTAAAAAACATGTGTGCACAAAGACTTCCACAACGGAAGCCTCCCCCGCAGCCAAAGGCTGCAAAAATGTCAAATAAGACAGTTGTTCGAGAGACCGAGACAGTTGTTTCCTCAACTCCTCGGCCTAATCGTAGGCGCCGACGAAACAGGCGAAGGAATGATGGTGCTTTTCAGTCGAGAGGTACCCTACCGGTTAATGCTGGTGATTTTATGATACCCCAAGATAGGAATCTGAATCCACTTGCTGGATATCTGTTGACCCTTTGTAATCCAAAGAAGCAGATGTCCAGAATACCAGATGCTTTTGGTG